CTCAAAATTGATGGCATTACTGATCCTAAGAAGTGGAATCAAGAGATTTATTCGCGTGCGAACGAGCAAGATTTTTGGGATGCATATCGCAACCAGAAAGTTTGCTTATTCGACGATTTTGGACAAATGCGCGATTCTGTTGCTCAACCCAACTTAGAGTTTTTCTCTCTAATTCGAATGGGTAACATCGCCCCATGCCCACTTCACATGGCAAACCTCGCTGAAAAGAACAAGACCTATTTTACATCAAAGGTTGTTATTCTCACTACCAATACGAGGTTTTTGGATCCTGTTTCTTTGACTTATCCTGAGGCTGTTCGTCGGCGCATTGATGTCGCTGCCCACATTAGGGTTAAACCAGAGTTTGCTAATGCACATGGTGGAGTTGATCCTCGCAAAGTTCAGGGCATTTCGACTGCTATTTATGAGATTAGTCTCATTGACCCAATGACGGGCAATTATTCTCATGATGCTGATATGACATATGAACAGTTTGTACAACTATGCTGCATACGTTATGTCAAGAAGATCAAACAATCGAAAACGACTCTGCAACACTATCATCAATTGGCTGCCGCACCTCCATTGTTCCCTCAATATTGTGATCAGCCGGTTCCCGAAGCTGTACCACAGATTTTTGGTATGTTCAAGAAAGAACAAAATGTTCCAACAATGGTTCACCAAAGAGTTAGGGACAATATTGAGGTCGCCACTGTTGAAGAGCTTAACTGGTTTTATTGGAATTACGAGGATTTCTCCGAGTTCTTCCCTGAGGAATTTACTGAGATCATTGAGAATTTCTCTGTTAGCTCAATGCATGCTGATATCCAAGCTATGTCAGATGCCTGCACTGAGGAATTTCGGGAACTCTTGTTGACCAATTTGCCAGAGGATCTGACATTTGTTTGTGCGGCTGCGAAGGAAAATTTGCAAATGGCACAAGCTTTGGGTTTGAGCGAACTTCATGCAAGCGTTTGGCGCATTTTCTCTTTGGGGCAAATTCGACGCAAGCGCACTTGGCATGATCGTTTTTTGGATTCGTGGTCCAGTTTTACTTGGGACCCCTCCGCTTTCTTGCAAAAGGCTAAGGAAGTTTTGGAGGCGCATCCCTATGTTGCTGGATTGCTTCTCGTTGCTCCGCTTGTTGTTGGCTTGTTTAAGACATTTATGAGTGATCGTAAAGAACCGGAGGTTGATTACCTTGCTCCAATTTTTGTCGAAGAGGACGCTGCAACAGGCACATACTTTATCAATGAGAACCCTTCACCTGAAGATCTCGCTGCACATGGATGTGAAATTTCCTCTTCCGGGGATCCAAAAACTTTCAAACCAGTGGTGAGGAAGGTTGAGATTGCAGCTTCTGGTGATCCAAAAACCGCCAAGAGTGTTATACGGAAAGTCGAGATTGCCGCATCAGGTGACCCAAAGACTGTTAAGAGCACGCCTCCTAAGGTCGAGGGCCGAACTGAGTTGCAGCGCGATCCAAATACTTTCAATGTTGCTTTGAGATTGATCAACAACGTCTATTCCATTACTTTGCGTAAGCAGGGTAAGAATTTAGCAACTTTGCGAGGATTTTTCGTCAAGGGCCGAATTTTTATGACCGTGCGACACTTGTTACCCTTCTTGGCTGAGAGTGATGAAATCAACATTTGGAATAAGAATCTTCCCGCTGGCTTTACCATTCGTGTGAAAGATATCAAGATAGTTGAGATCATGGATCGTGGGGGTCATCCAAAGGATCAGATTCTGATGGAACTTCCACGAAGCGTCACAGACCATGCTGATGTTACTGGAAGTATCATTAATTCTAATGAGATGTCCAAGTTTGTCAACATTAGAGGTGTTCTCATTACTCCTGATCGTTCGGGATTTATTCAGCGCTTTGGCGATGTCAAATCACGTGACACACCTCTCCAGTATGGGGATGACCAAAATAATGTCTTGACTTTGAGGAAGTGTTACACTTATGACATGGAGACTGGGCAAGGCGATTGTGGTTCTCCACTCTTGATCATCTCGACCCAGATTTCTCGCAAGATTATTGGATTCCATGTTGCAGGTAATGTTGGACACGGATTTTCCACTCCACTCAATGCTGATGAGATAGAACATGCTTTGAAGCAGCTTTCGCAACTGGCTCAAATCAGCTTGCCCGTGGAAGCGGTTTCGCATTTGTGTCCACAAGAGAGTCTCGTCTTGCCAGCAGGAAATTTCGGTTTCTGTGGAAAGAGCGAATACTCTGTTGTTGGTTCGACCAAGACTAAACTTCGACCTTCACCAATTTTTGGACTTGTTACTCCACCAATTACCGCGCCGGCTCCACTTGGAACCATTGAGGTTGATGGTGCTAAATTTGATCCAATGTTGAAGGGTTTGACCAAGTGTGGTGTCATGTGCGCTCCCATCGACGACGATTTCCTCAACGTTGTTAAATGATGTTCAGCGGAACTTTCGTCCAGATGTCGAACGGCAGCGTGTTCTAACGAACTGGGAGAGT